TCAAAAATCTTAGAAAAGGAAACTATGATAAGGTTTACGATAAGGATAGATATATGGAATATATGCAAATGAAATAATCTATATAGATATCACTCAGTTATTGTAACTTAGCTTTGTATTAAGAGAAAGGAGAACTTAGTGTATGAAGGTGTATTGCTTTTATAAGAAAAAGACTAACGCATTATATGCATGGACAACATCCAAGACTATTAAGAAGTTATTTAAAATAGAGAGGAATGATAAGTTGTTCAAATATAAGGTGGAAGATATCAGTAATAGTAAGATTGATAAATTTAAGATGAGGAATAAATCATTGGAGATTATCAAGATACCATTTACTGTTAAATCTAATAAGACATACATCTATGGAACCTATTCAGAAGATGATAAGGTTGGTAAAGTAATTGATAATATCAAATATCTATGTTCCTTTATAGAAGATGATATTCAAGACGACCTACCTAACAAATTCAAGAAGGTTTCAAAGTTGTGTGAAGAACTCTCAGATATATTAAGTAATAGAGTTCGGATCAGTAAGTTCAATGTATTCGTACATCTGTATGGTAATATGTTCAACATACTCAACGCATTAAATGATGATACTTCCAATTAAGTGAAGTATCATCTTATTTAGTGTATAACAAGGATTATAATATTCTTAATTATTAGGAGGTATAGAATATGGTAGAACATATTAAGACAACAGAGGAATTATCAAAGAAATTGAAACCATTGTATGTAATCCATGATTACACAAAATCTCGTGAAAGATATCAAGAATTTATTGATAGTATCTATGATATCGTCAGAGGGTGTTTTGAGTATCATAAGTTAAGAACTTATCCAGTTCATTTTAAGTTCTATGAAAAGGATAATGATGTACATACATTGGAATTGAGATATTTCCTAGTTAATATCATGTATTGGTTTCCATTTGTTGATGTACATGATAGACAAGGATTGATGACTGATGAGACAATGATAACGAAACCAGAAGATGTTGCTGATATTGATAGTAAGATTAATGATATCATTGCAATACTAATTAATTCTAATGTAAAGAATACTAAGATCAATAGTGGTGTATCATTATCATTACATAATATGAGATCAATCAGTGGTGAGTTCTCATTGATTATGGGGTTAAAATATGATATGGTTGATATTGCTCATATGTATTTAAATAATCCAGTAGTTCATGATATGATGAATGTTAAATTTCCTGAAGGTGCTCAACCTAAAGAGATTGAAAATATTCTCAATGATTCTGAGATTAAACTCATTAAGGCATTAAGAGAAGAACCTAGAAATATGATTGGAGTATTATTAAATGCTAAAGAAGGAATTAAACATAAGCAATTAGTAGAGATGTTTATTTCTAAAGGATTGATTCCTGACTTAGATGGTAATACAATTCCTATGGCTATAGAGAATTCTACTATTAGAGGTGGATTATCTAAACCATCAGATATCTTTATTGATGCATCGGGTACTAGAAAATCTCTTATCTTAAATAAGCACACAATGGGTAAAGCAACACACTTTGGAAAATCCATGACTGAGCTTACTAGAACTATTAGATTATCTACTAAGGTATCTGATTGTGGTACTAGACACCATATCAAATACTATGTTACATCTGATAAATTCTTAAAGAAGATTGATAAGAGATTCTACAAGTTAGATCCTAATGATGAAGAATACAAAGTTATCAATTATAAGAAAGATAAAGACTTAGTTGGTAAATTTGTATATGTAAGATCAATAGTAACTTGTGCACTAAAAGATGAATTCTGTGCTAAGTGTTTAGGATTAACTGCTAATCTTAATTTTGATATTGCAGATGGTATTGGAGCATTCCTATCAGAAGAGTTAATGAAGACTATTGAGCAATCAGTATTGAGTGCTAAACATCTTCTTACAACATTCTCTACTGGTATTGACTTTAATATTGAATTCCATAGATTCTTTGATATCAATATTAATCAAATCCATCCATCAGTTGATGATAATAATTTCATAGATGACTTTGAGAATTATGAATTGTATGTACCGAAGAATTCGATTACTAAAGTAGATTACTTAGATGATGATTCTGAACTTAATACGATTATCAAAGGTGGAATATTCTATGTAATAGATAAATCTACTGGTGAGATGATTAAGATGCAAGAAGTTAATGCTAATGATCTCAACCTAACTAATGAGTGTATTGAATTACTTAAGCAGTATAAGTATAAGATCCCATTCACAGAGTTAGATGATGATATTCCATTATTCTCTATGGTAATTGAAAATAATGAGTTGACAAAACCATTGTATAGATTAATGGGATTGATTTCATCAGAGAAAGATAATGGTAATGTATTAGGAACTAGAAGTATTGATAATGTTTGCCAGAAGCTATTAGAGACAATCATTGAATCAAATATTCCAGCATCTGCATTATCATCTGAGATTGTTGTTAATAGGTTATTAAGAGATAAAGATGACATTTATAAGAGAATTGATTTTGGTGGATTGAGGATTAAACCATACCAGATTATTTCTCTTAATAAAGCATTAACTAATAACCCATCACCATTGGCAGGATTATCATTCCAGAATATTCCTAGACAGATGAAAGCTACAGAAACTTATGATGGTACTAGAATTCAATCATCATGGTTAGATCCATTCTGGACAGAGAGATATGATACTAGAGCAGTTAAGAAAAAGATCATAGCTGGATCCAGAATCAATAACAAGAAATAGAATAAAAATATACATCATTAGTTAGAGTACTTAAATACATATAATAAAAAATGAGTACTCTAACTAATGTGTAATGGAAAGGAGTTGATCCCTAGATGATTGACTACAATTCATTCATCATTGATGATGTCTTAGACATCATTAAAGAAGCTCAGCTATTGGATAAGAATTACAGTAAGAAGAAAAGGAGAAAGAAATATGAGCAAAGAAATTCTATCAGTACAAGATGCCCTAAAGGCGGTAAGAGCAAAAACAAAGGTAGATAAGAAGGGTGAGGAAGTTTGGGTTTATAACAGATTTAATGTTGATAGATTCAACACTGTTATGAGAGCATTAATCAATGATCCAGATTTCACATTTACTTCAACAACTCTTGTTGGTGATAATGCTGTTGATAAAGAGATTAAGCCAACAGAGAAGATGAGAGAGTTTATCTATAAGATTCTTGTAAACGCTGGAGTAGATAAATCTGATGCTAAGTCAGTTATGAAGAGCGATTTCAAGATTGATAATGTTGATGGACTTTATGAGTTCTTTACAGTAGGTATGCAACTATTCATGAATGAAGGTAATAAGTTTGACTTAATTCCGACTAAGGATATGAAGGCAACACTTGCACTTAAATCAGTTGCAGCAACAGAAGTTACTAAGGAAGTAAAGAATCCTAAAGATGGTTCTATTATTGGAACATTTAAGACATCAACAAAGGCACATAAGATTCTTAAGGCTGTATCAAAGCCACAGAAGAATCTTGTGAAGAAAGTAAAGATTAAGTAGTTATTATCATATATGGTAGAATGAATCTAATTGTGATTCATTCTACCAATTTACACATTAGTTAATAAGAGTAATCATCATAATATTGGTGATTACTCTTTTTTCCTATTGAAAAACATTAGGGTAATCTATAGGAAGGAGTTTAATTAACCTCTATGGCGAATTTTAAATTTGGTAGTAAAGTGACTAATGGATTAAGCAATATGATCAAAACTGCATCTAAAGGTAAGATCAATACACCATGGTTACAAAATGCTGCCAGAAGTTTAGGAACGACAAGTTTAAAAGTTATTAAAGATATATCACCTAATATGTATGATATAGGTAGTAATGCATCTAATGGTGTAAAAGATATTACATCTTTCATGAGAAAGAGTGGTAATTCTACTGCCGCTAGAAGAGCTATTGCTAATAATAAATTTGTTAAACTTGGACAAACAGCCTATAAGAATATCCTAGAAGATCTAAAATCTGGTAACTTCAATAACGAAGACCGAGCAACTGATGAATTGATGAAAGGTGCTGGATTCGGTAATGGTGATAGTGGAGTAGGATTTGATGATTGGGGTATGGAAGAGGATATGGGTGGAGACACTAATATCCAAATTATAAACAACGATAGTGGTGGATCTCAAGAAACAGGTAAGATTACTTTAGCCATTGATGAATCAATGAGAAAATCAACTATGGCTAATATTGAGGCACAACAAGCCACTTTAAATACTTATATAACTATGACCTCACAATCTATGTTGCAACATCAAGAGTCTACAAATAAGATTGTGACGGAATTAGCTAATATCAATAATAGTATTCAATCACTAGTAGAGTTTAATACTAGTAATATGAGTAACTTTATCACCACAGCTACAAGCTTCATGGAGAAGGTTGGTAGATTACAAGAAGAGCAAACTCTTGGTGGTAGTACTAAAACAGATAAAGCTAATCTATTTGCTGGTAAGATAGATTTAGAATCTTACACAGGTGTTATCAAAGATCAATTTAATACATACCTAGCTAATTCACCTATCGGAATGATGAAGACTGCTGTTGGTGGAGGTGGAGTATTAGAAGCTCTCGCAGCCAACCCATTAGGTATGATTAGTGAAGCACTTGTGGCTAAAATGATGCCAGAAGATTTGAAGAAAACTATGGCAGCTATTGACCAAGGTTTAGCTGATTTCTTCCCATCAGTATTATCAAAGATTGCTACAACTTGGGGTGGTATCAACGATCAATCTCCTGCTGGTCTTATTAAAGGATTCATTGGTAAAGTATTTGGTGTAACTGGACCTAATGAGAATGAACGAAATAGATTTACAATGTCAGGTAAAATCACTAAAGATAAAGTAGATTTTGATGGTGTTACTAGACATAGTATCGTTGAAGTAATTCCTAGATACTTATCAGAGATTTCTGCTTATACTAGATCATTACTAACTGTATCTGGTGGAGATGCTACTAAAGCTGATAAAGGTAGAAACATATTCGATTTCAGTAAAGGTGGATACAAAACATTTGATGCTGCTCAGAAAGAATTCTATGGTAATATCAGAGATACATCAATAGGTACTATTGATAGATCTAAATTTGGTAGAGCTATTCGTAGTAATATTGAAACATTTGCAGATGATGAAGGTAATATCAATCCAGCAGTTGTTGCTGCATATACAGACATGGTTGATAAGTACTTTGATCAATTAGAAAGATTTGGTGGATTTATTGACTTTACTGATTTAAGTCCAGAGAGTCCAGTTATGCAAATGATTTCTAAAACTGGATATACTGGTAAGATGAAGAAAGTTCTTGAAGAAGCAATGAAGTCTATTGCTAAGAACAAGACTTTATCTATGTCAGCTAATCCAGCAATTATGTCTGCTAGATTTGCTAGAAGAAATGTGATTAAAGATATGGCAACTAATGTCACAGATTATAATACATTCCAATTAGCAAATGTTGATAAATCTATAGACCAAATGACAGATGAATTATTTGGTGGTAAAGCTAAAAGTAAAACTACCAATCAATTAGGTTCTGGAAGTGGTAATAAACCATTAGGTACTATTGCTATGGGTATCTTCAATATTCTTAATCGTGGTATTAACGTAAGAATGACTGGTAAGAAAGCTTACCCTAAGATGTCCTTAGAAGGTAATGGTGGAGATTCTGGTAGTGGTAATGAGAAACCTAATAAGAAGAAATCTAAAACTACTACATCTACAGTAACTGAGACAACACAACAAAAACAAGCATTACCTGGAGATTATGAAGATTCTATGCTAGGTGGATTATCTGATGAAGTTATTACATCTAAAGCAACAGAATTCTTTAAAGAAGATACTGAATCTAATACAGGTGTTGCTAATCGTGCTATCGATATTATGCACGCATTTTTATTTGGTGGAGTTGCTGAGGGTACTGGATTATTGGCTGATTCATTAGCTGAGAAACTTAATGGAATGATTGATGTTGTATCTAATCAATTTATCAAACCATTAAAAGAAGAATTTTTTGGTACTAAAGATGATAACGGTTATCTTAGAAATGGTATCTTTGCTGGAATGCAAAATAAAGCATTAGATACTTATAGAATGATAGCTAGATCATTTAATGGTAAAGGGTATAAAGATTCACAAGGTAATGAAATTGCAGATGCTACTGATGAAGATTTCACTGTTATGAATACTCTTCGTAAGACTATTAGAGATGTCAAAGAAGGTGTATCAACTTACTTATTTGGTGAAAAAGAAGTAGATGAAAATGGTAATGTAAAACGAAATAAAGAGAATGGTAATATCGTCGGAAAATCTATTATGGAATTAAAGTCTGGTTTCCAGAGATGGGCTAGTGCTTTATTCGGTAAAGATGATGAAGAAATTAGTTGGGACGATATTAAAAAGAAAGCTGAAGAAGCATTACCTACTGCAATGACTGGTGCTGTTGCTGGTACTGGTTTAGGAATTGTATCTGGTGGATTACTTGGTACATTAGTTGGTGGACCTATCGGTGGTGCACTTATTGGTACAGCTTCATCATTTATTGTAAAATCTGAGAAATTCCAGAATTGGATGTTTGGTGAAGATAGAATCTTTGAAGATGAAAATGGTAATCAAACTATCAAAAAAGTTGGTGGAGTAATTAGTGCTGAGATCCAAGAGAAATTAGGTGCTGCTAAAAATCATATGATTGGTGGTGCTGCTGTTGGAATGGGTGTTGGTGCATTCACTGGTGGTGGTATGCTCGGTATGTTAGTTGGTGGACCAGTCGCTGGTGCATTGATGGGAGCTGCCGCAGGATATGCTCATAAATCTGGATTATTCCATAAATTCCTATATGGTGATATGGACGAAGGTGGTTGGCACAAAGGTATCATTCCTATGTTTAGAGGTATCTTTAGACATGGTGATAATGCTGATGGTAAAGATGGTGACCTAGGTATGATAACTCTCGGAATCGGTGGTGGTGCATTAAGTGCAGCATTAGTCGGAAAGATGGGATTACTAGGTGCTATGATTACACCATTTGGTCCTATTGGTGGAGCATTACTTGGATTGGCTGCATCAATTAAAGCATCTAAAGGTGGATTCAGACAATGGTTATTTGGATCATATGATGAGAATGGAAATAAGAAAGATGCTGGTGTATTAGGTACTTTTGGTAATATGCTCAAAGTAGAAGTCTTTGGACCATTCATGAATGAAGCTAAGACATTCATGGAAGATACTAGAGATTATTTAGTAGATAAGATTATGGCACCTATAGAATTTGCTGTAGAGCCTATTGCTAATCTACTAAGAAATGTTGCAGAAGGTATTGGTAATAAGATTAGTGAAATCATGGATGGATTCAAGAAATCTATCAATGATAATATTATTAAACCTATTACACAAAATGTCAGAAAATTCATTATTACACCAATGAATAAAATCTTTGGTACTCTATTCAAAGGTATTACTGGAATTGCTAAACTAGTTATCGGACATCCATTCAGAATGTTAGAGATGGTTAGTAATACCGCTCATTTTATTAATAAGCATGAATCTCGTAAGAAAGTATATGCTGATAATATTAAAGAGCATGGTAGAATTGGTGGATTCATTGAGAATGCTAAAATCAGATTACATATGGGTGGTGCATATGAAGATGCATCTCATAAGTATCTTGATGATGATTATACTGACTATGATGAGCGTAAGAGAAGATTTAAAGAAGATAGAGAAAATAGATTAAAAGAAAGAAAAGCTAATCGTAAAGATAGAAGACGACAAGATTATAACCGTAGAATCATGGGTAGATTATCAAATTATCAACTCACTGATGATACTGTAGAAAATAGAGCTAAGTTAACAGAAATGTTACGAGGCACACATAAACATGCTAGGTTCAAAGGTGATGCTACTGATATACAAATGGATCCAGGTAAACCGTTATCTGAGAGAGCTATTATTAAAGCTAGTGGTAATACTAAAGCCCCAATCCAGAATCGTATCTTAGGTACTGTTACTAAGATCTTAAATGTATTACGTGGTAAATCTCCAGATGGTTCTTCTGATAGTCATGATACTATATTTAGTAGAATATTTGGAAATCATGGTAATGGTGGAGATAATGGTGATAATGGAGATGGGGGAAATGGTGGACATCTTTCACCTCTTCAAAGAGCTATTAGATTATTACGTGGTGGACACAGTGGAGAAGATATCATTGATGATGCTAATGATGATGAAGTAGAACATCATGCAGATGGTGGTGAGATTAAGTCTGGAGTATCACTTGTTGGTGAGCGTGGTCCAGAGTTAGTTATCAACAGACAAGGTTCAATGGTATATGGAGACAAGAATCCAATCTCTGTAAAAATTGCTGATGTTACATCAGATGCTAATCTTAAATTTGGTAAAGTTATTGGAGATAAGTTTGGTGGAGCTATTAATAAAATCTCATCATTCTTTATCAAGTCTCATAGAACTAAACAACTAGAAGAAGATAATAATGATTATGCTGAGATAAAGAAAAAAGGATCATGGTTAACCTTCTTAGAGAGTAAAAAGCAAACTGATAAAGTCACTAATTCAAATGATGAAACTAATAAACTTCTTAGAGAAGGTAATAAAGATCGTAAGAAATCTTTATTCGATTGGTTAAAGACATTTGATTGGAAGAAGGGTGCTTTAGTTACTGCATTATTAGGATCATTACCATTTATCTTAGGATTCTTAAAGAATTTTAATCTAGGATCATTATTTGATAGAATGAAAGATATTGTTGGTAGTGCTATCACACAGACTCAAAACGATCAAGCATATAATGATGCTAACCGTGAGAATGGTAATACTAGTTGGCAAGACTCATTATCAAATGTAGCTGGTGATGCTAGTGAATTGATGAAGGGTAGAGTAGATAAATGGATTGCTCCAGATGGATGGGATCATGAATCTAATAGTAAACTTAATTTCTTAGCTCATGTTGGTAAAGCTGGTTACGCAGTTCATAAAGGTATTAGGAATGCTAAATTAGCTAAGATGCAAAAAGCTGAGGAACTATTAGCAGCTAAAGAATCTAAGATGTCTGCTGACGCTTTACTTAAGAGACAGAATCTATTAGCTATAAGACAAGAGGCAGCTAAGAAAGGTAAGAAACTTACACAAGAGCAAATTGAGAATCTTGTTAAGAATGGCAGTGATGATTTACTCAAAGCGAATAAAGTAATACCTAAGGCTACTTCATATAAAGATTTAGTCAATGGAAATAAATTGACATTAGCTGATTTGGAGAAAGCTGGTATAAATACTGACTTAAATTTATCTGGTGCTGATATCACTAATGCTACTAGAAATGGATCATTCATTGGTAGTGAAGCTGATGATGTAATTAATTTAGGTGAGAGTGGTAAAACTAAATTACTAGATAGATTTAAAGATAGATTTAAAGGTGGATTAGATAGTATAAGAAATAAATTTAGTAAAGGTGGTAAAGATGTTACATCATCCACTATTACTAAACTTGGTGAAGATAATATAGACGACATCAACAGAGCATTATTAAATAGCAATGCAGAGAAACTTGGAACAGCAGCTACTGGATTATCAGATGAAGTTGCTAAAACTGCAACTAAATCATCAGCAGTAAGTGGATTACTTGGTGGATTTGGTGATGATCTGGGTAGATCAGTAGCTACAACTGGAGCATCATTATCAGATGATGTTGCTAGAGGTTTATCAGGAATCGGTGCTAAAGCTGGTGCTTCTTATACTGATGATATCGCCAAAGGTCTTAGTAGAAATGCTGAGAAATTAGCTACTAAAGGTACTGATGTACTTAAATCAAATTCTTCTGCTGCACTAAGTACTCTTAAAAGTGCATTAGAAAGAGTTGTAGGAGCAGTTAGTAGTTTCGTAGCTAAGAAAGGTGGTAAGTTAGCTAACGCTGCTGGTTTAGTTGGAAAGATCATAGGGGCAGTTAAAACTAAGGTTGGAGCATTTGTTGCTAAACTTGGTAAACTTGCTGGACGTGCTGCAACATTCTTAGTTAGTGAAGCTGGATTTATTACATTAGGTGCACTTAATGGTGCAACTGGTGCTGGTAGATTATTCCAGATAAATGATCCTGATCCTATTATGATTGCTATTGCTGGAGTATTAGGTGGATTTAGAGGATCAACTATTGGTTCTATTTGTGATATTGCTAATGAGATTGCAGCATCTGTTATAGGTATTGATTTCTTCCATGAACTTGCATCTATGGCATATAATGCTGTAGCTGGTCCAGATAAGTATCAAGAACTATTAACTGCAAAAGATCAATTTAAGGGTGAGTATGAAGTTCATAAAGAAGAAACTATGAAAGCTGAATACAATAACTTCTTAAAGATGTCTGGAAAATCACCTAGTGAATATTCATTTGACCAATATAAAGAAGATGTAAAATCTGGTAGAAGAAAAACATCTGATAAAGGATTCTTATCATATAATGATGAGAGACATCAAGGTGTAGTTACTAAGGCTGTAAGAGGTACAGCTAAAGCATTATCACCATTAGCAAAAGCTACTGGAAAAGGTTTAGGTGCTGCTAAGAATTTCTTAATCGGACAAAAAGTTGGAGCTGGTTATTTCGATAAGCAAGGAAGACAATGGAAGATTAATAAACACACTGGTATGGCTACAATCTATAATCCAGATGGTAGTGCTGTATTAGGTGCTGATGGAAAACCAATGCAAGTTAGTGCAACTGAAGAAGACCTTAAAGAAGCTGGAGTAGTTAAACGTGAAGGTGTTGCTAAGAAAGGTGCATTAATTAAAGCTGGTCAAGCTATTGGAAATGTTGGTATCAAAGTTGGTAATGCATTATTTGGTACTACTAAACATAGATACATTGATCCAAATGGTATAGAATGGAAAATAGTTGGTAAGACAGCATATGCATATAGTCCAGATGGAAAACCATTATTAGATGATAATGGTGAATATGTACAGATGGATGCTAAAGATGTTCCTAAAGAGTGGGCATTAACAACTGGTAAAGATGGTATACTTACCAAAGTTGGTAAATCTATGTATAGTGCTGGAGTAAAAGCTGGTAAGGTAGTTGGTAAAGCATTAACTAAAGCAGGATCTAAAATATTCAATGGATTATTAGGTACAGCTAAAACTAAGATCATTGATGATAATGGTGTAGAATGGAAAGCTATAGATGATTCTGGTATCTTATATGCATTTAATCCAGATGGTACTCCAATGTATGATAGTGATGGAAATCCAATGAAGATGAATTCTAAAGATGTTCCAGACTCATGGAAACATAAAGTAGGTAAAGATGGTTTACTTACCGCTGCTGGTAAGGTTACTGCTAAAGCTCTTACTAAAGTTGGTAAGAAAGTTGGAAAAGCTGTAACTTCAGCATTCAAAGGATTCTTTGGTACTGAACATAAAGTCATTAGAGATCCTGAAGGAAATGAATGGAAAGATTTATATGGCGATGGTTTAGTTTATTGCTTTAATCCAGATGGTAGTCAGAAGATGGATAAGAATGGTTTCCCAGTTCGTATGGCTGCGGATAATGTTCCTGAAGAATGGAAGAAGACAGAAGGTCAAAAAGGATTACTTCAGAAAGGTATTGGAGCAGTTAAAGGCTTTGCTAGTAAGACAGTAAGTGTTGTTAAGGATAAAGCTACTGCTGTAGTTGATTTTGCTAAGAAAGCAGTAATTGGAATAAAAGATAAAGCATTAGATATAAAAGATAATGTTGTAAAAGAAGCTTCAGCATTTGGTGGAATGATTGGTAAGCTTAAAGCAGCATATACTAGTGGTGCAGATTTCGCTACTTATATGAACACAGATCTATTATCAGACTTACCTGAAGATAGTATGTTTAAGGGTATGGGAAATGCATTACAGACTGGTCTTAAAGTAGTTATGTTACCATCATTTATTGTTGGTGGTGTAGCTAGGAGATTAGGAGATGCTGTAAAAGGTTTATGGGCTAAACGTGGTGAATTAACTAAGACTGATGCTTTTGCTAGTATTAAAGATTCATTACTTAGCGGTGATCCTTTAAGTATGATTAGAGGAATCAAACCAGCATTGACTAATGCTACTAATAAAGATAGTAGTGATGAAAATAGATTAGCATCTATGGTAGAAGTTGGTGCAAGAACTATACTAACACCAGTATCTCTCGCATCATTTGGTATTCATAGAGTTATTGATGTATTTAATGGTATTAAACACATCATTATGGATGAAGGTGGTGCTAAAGATGGTATCGTAGAAATTGCTAAAGATATCCAAGCTGGTAATCCTATTGGTGTATTAGCTACTATGGGTAGTAATATAAAGGATCTAGTAGATCCTAATAAATCAATTCCTGCAAAGATTGGTGGATTAGTTTCTAATATCGTAGGAGTTCCTGGTGCAGCTATTGCTGGTCTTGTAAGAGCTGGTAAAACCATTGGAGATATTATCAATGGTGTTAAACACGTTATCATGGATGATGGTGGCTTCAAAGATAATATTGTAGATATTGGTAAAGATATTCAAGCTGGTAATCCTATTGGAGTATTAGCTGGAATTCCACAAAACTTCAAAGATATCGTAGATCCAAATAAATCAATTCCTGCAAAGATTGGTGGATTGTTATCTAATATAGTAAGAATTCCTGGTGCAGCTATTGCTGGAATGGTTCTTACTGGAAAAACTATTGGAAATATATTTAATGGAATCAAGCATATATTTGTAGACGATGGTGGAGTTAATGATGTAGCATTAGATTCATTCCAGAGTTATATCATTGAAGGTAACATTGGAGCATTTTTAACTGATATTCCTAAAGATATTAGTACTGTATTAAGTCCAGATGCATCATTACCAACTAGAATTAGTGCTGGATTAAGAACAGCAGTTAAACCTATTCTATTTATTCCTACAGCAATTTCTTCTATGGGACATAGTATCGTTAATATCTTTAATGGTATTAAGAATATCTTAGCTGGAGAACAGATGGCTCAATTTGATGATCTAGCTGGTAAAGGATTACAATCTGCTATTAGTGGTGAACTAGGTGCAGTATTTAGTAATTACTCACAAGCTGGTCAATTAATATCTGATCCATCTATTGGTGGTAAAGTAGCTGGTATATCATTAGGTATTACAACAACGATGCAATTACCTGTTGCTGGAGTTGTTAAACTTGGTAAATCTATTGGTGGTCTTTTCAATAGTATGAGAAGAAGTATCGGTGAAGTATTTACTGGTGCAGCAGATGGTGGATCATTAGATGCTTTTGTATCTAGTGGAGATATTGGTGGATTAGTTACAGCAAGTCCACAGAATATAGATAGTTCTACATTTGTTGGTAAGATTGAGACTTTCATGTTCCATGCTAGTAAGGCAGCTAGAATTGTACCTACTGCAATTAATGCTGGTAAGAAATTAATTGAAAGAGTTAATCCAATTACTATGCTCAAAGATTCATTAGATTGGGTAGATTCTTATCAGAGAGAAGCTGAGAGATATAAAGATCCATCAGTATCTATGGATGGTTTCAATTCACTTAGACCATGGAAAGGTCATGGTATTGCTAGTTCATTGATTGGTCCTATCATTGGAATGGTAACTGGACTATCTGTTCATGTAGAAAGACTTAAGAGAAAATTCATAGATCCTTGGGCTGATAAAGTTAAAGCTATTGGTGATGGTGTTGGTGGAGCTGTAGAAGCAGTTAAAGCAGCACCAGGAAAGGCAGCCGATGCTATTAAAGCAGCACCAGCAAATATTAAATCTGGATTTGAATCTGGTATAAACAACCTTATGAACTTAGGTCGAGGTGGACATGGTGGTAGAGGTGGAACTGATATACCTATGCCATATTATTCACAGAATGATCCTAGGTGGAAAAATAAATCCTATGGTGATGAAACTATGGGAGATGCTGGATGTGGACCAGATGCTATGGCTATGGTTGCATCAAGTGTTGGTAATAGAAATGGTGGAAGAGGTGCTAATGAACACGTACTTCCAACAGAGGTTGCTGATTATGCTAAATCACGTGGATACAGAGATGATACTGGAACTAATTGGAACTTCGTAGATGATACAGCTAATAGATATGGTATGAAAGCTGAGAAGATGGAAAACCCATCATCACAGTTTATCAAATCACAGATTACTAGTGGAAACCCAGTTATCCTTAGTGGTAAAGCTAGAGAAGCTGGTACACCATTTACAACTGGTGGTCACTATGTTGTAGCAAGTGGTGTAGATGGAAATGGTAATATTAAAATTAGAGATCCTAGAAGTAAAGCTAAGTCTGGTATCTATGATGCTAATACAGTAGTAAGAAATGCTGATATGGCATGGGGTATGAGTAATAGTAGAAAATCTTCTGGTAAGAATATTAGAACTCTTAAGATGTACTCTAATAACCCTATGGGTGGTAGAGGACAACTTAAAGCATCTGATGTTGTTAATATTGCTAAGAACGAAATTGGTTACCTAGAAAAAAGAAGTAATGCACAATTAGATGATAAGACAGCAAATGCTGGTAGTTCTAATTATACCAAGTATGGTAGAGATACTGGACATGGTAATGGACAATTCTGGTGTGCTACATTTGTTACATGGGTATTCCAACAAGCTTGTAACAATGATAAAGCTATGATGAATGCAGTATTACATGGTGCTACATCAGCAATGTGTTCTAGTAATGCTGATGCATTTAAGAGAGCTAATAAATTTGTTGGTAGAGGTGGAGCTGAACCTAAAGCTGGTTGGGTAATCTTCTTTAATACTGGTCGTGGTACTTGTAAACATACTGGTATCGTTGCTGGTACTAGTGGAAATACAGTATATACTATTGAGGGAAATACTTCTGCTGGTAAAGGTGTTATTGATAACGGTGGTGGAGTTGCATCTAAATCATATGATATGAGTAATAGTAGAATCTATGGTTATGGTGTTCCTGATCTCGATACAGATATCAATGTAACTGACTTAGGTGCTGCTGATGGAAACGGTAGTGCTCCTAGTACTTCATCTACAGACTTAACTTCTACAGTAGCTGGAATTTCTAGTGCATTGGGAGTAAGTCAGGCGGCTGGACCAGCAGCTATCGTTGGAGATTTCTTTAATCAGTATTCTAATGGTTTAACCAATTATATGATGACTGGAGAATTAAAGCCTATTGACTTAAGTGGAAGTAGTGCATTAGCTACAGCATTAACTGGTAACAGTGGAGATAGTAGTTCTAGTTCATCTAGTTCTAGTACTGATAGTTCAGGTACTGGTAATGCTACAAGTAGTGGAACAGCTCCATCAGATGGTGGATTAGGTAAAGTATTAGGACCACTTGGTGGAAAGAGTCATAAGATCTACTATGATTTCGTAGGTAGAGATTCAGCTCACTTTGAGACTGGTGATAAAGGACCGTGGATGATTTCATCTGGTGCTGGAGATTTAGGTGGTGCATCATTTGGTAACTACCAGTTAATTACTAATAAGAGAATCTCAACTGGTTTATGGGATTTCTGGAATAAGTATGGATATAAAGCTAAACATCCTGGTGTAGAACCTGGAAATAATGCAGCATTTAAGAAAGCATGGGTATCTGAAGTTGATGCTAATGTTAAACAGTTTATGACTAATGAACATGAATTTGCTAAAGATACTTTGTATGATCCTGCTAGAGTTGGTGTAACTAAGAAAGGTTTACCAGATGCTAACAAACGAAGTCGTGCAATCCAAGAGTTAACTTGGGCTTGGGGAAATGCATTAGGTCCAGGGTTTATTAGTAAATATGCAAAGAATGTTGGAAATACTACAGATGATGCTACAGCAGTAAAGAAATGGTTTAATTATGTATACGACAATGTACCAACACTATATAAGAGTAGTCCTGATATGTGGAAAGGTATGAGACAAAGAGCTAGAGATGAAGGTGCTTTACTATCTAAATATACAAACACACCTGCTATTGATCCTAATGGTATGTATGAATTAAGTGGTGGTGGTAAAGGTGGAGAAGACTTTGAAGTTACTCCAAATCATGATTTCACCTCTGGATCACACAATAGTGAACCAGCTAGAAACTTCGCTAAATCTAGTGGAAATAATACTGTTGTAAATACACCAACAGACTTAAGTCAAGTAATTAAGTTAATGAGTGATATGTTAGCTCAACTTGGAAACATTGCTACATCTACTGGAAGTACTTCTAGTAATTTAGCAGCACTACAAAAAATAAGTGGTAATACAACATTCGTAACAACTAAACCACAAACAGTTGTTATGAATAATGGAAATAATAATATGCCACAAATTAAACCTGAGAAATCAAGATCTCAAAATATTGCAGAACTGATTGCGAAAGGTGTATAAACAAAAAAGGAAATGAAGGGCACGCAACACTCCTGATGGATTGAGCCGTTGCGTGCCCTGAGGAGATGCTAGCCGATTTCTAGCATCTCCTCAAGTTGTTGGAGATGGGTTTTATCCATTCCCATCTCCTGTTGTTTCTGAATCAAGTACTGAGCTTCTTGACGAAGCTCGTCCTTTAGATTCTCAACAAACAAACCATTCTCTTGGAATTCTGACGGGAGTGATTCAAACCACTCCCATCTGTTTTGAATCGTCTGCAACATTTCAGCTCTGACCTGAAGAATTCCAAGACACTGTAACTTATGGTTACGAGTCTCAAAATCTCTCAAGTTCTCAAAATAAGCTGCCTCAGTTGCATTGATCATTCCATATAAATTTCTCATAATTTCTCCTTCTCCCCGTCTAGCCGTTAGGTCAGCTTTAATATTTTTTATTTTAATTACACCTAAATGATATATATATACTTATTGATTATACGGATTTATCTATGTTCCCTAGAGAATCATCTATATAAAAACAAAGGATTAATGTAATAAGTATTAAAGGGAAGGAATTTATATATGTCTAAATATTATGGAACGGTAACTGCTAGTGCTCTTAATGTTAGAAGTTCACCTACTACATCTTCTAAGAAGATAGCTTCATTAAAGAAGGGTGAACATATTTCAATTAGTGAAACTCAGTCAGGTGCTGATGGTAAATTATGGGGACATATGCCAGGTGGATGGGTTTGTTTAAAATCTGGAAGATCTCAATATGTTTCATATAAAGAAGAAAATGGTACAACCTCTATTAATGCAGCACAAACTTCTGGTGGTACTGGAGGTACAACATCTGGAGGTGGTGCTTCATCTACATCTGGTAGTTCATCTTCTAGTTCAAGTAGTGTAACTTCATCAACTAGTACTAGTGATCCAACTAAACAAGGTGAAGGTACAGCATTATCTTCAGCGTTTGCATCCGCTATGGTTAATAGTACTAATGGTGGATCTGTATATAAAAAATCTATGAGATTATTTGGATTACCATATCAATTTAGACCAGAGGTTGATTTCAGAGTACCTCAGATTAGTAAGGTTGTAGGTAGAAAATTTATAAATTCTATTATTCAATCAGCAGCTATTATTACAATAATTCCAGGAAGACCTAAGTATCTTCCTAATGCTAAGAATAAAGAAGGTATATCTCATGCATTGATTGAAGCAGCAAATGAAGGATTTACTGATCTACAACACCTCCTTGGTAATAGTAAAGACAACCCTGTTAAGTATTATGATTTTGAATCATCATATGCTGAGTATATGAACTATGTAAACATTTTATGTAGAACCGCAGCAACATTCTTAGAGTTGAAAGAAACTATAGATGGACAACCATTACAAAGCTATGATTGGAAAAATTATAGATGGACTGGTGATTCTTATTCTTCAGCTACTAAGAATTTGTTAAAAGGATCAGCTAATATTGCTAAAGGTGTAGTTAATAAAGTTAAAGAATTTGGTCAAGATGCTATAACAATGCTAACCAGTATTGGTAAGAAGAAAGATGATAAGAATAATGGTAATAAATTAAAACTAGAGACTGATGATGTTACTGCTAAAGATGCTGGTGCTAAAGAAGCATTATATTCCATGAGTAGTTTCGTAGAGTTCTTTATTGATACAGATTTTGGTGCTAATGAGAGTGTTAATAATAGTTCTGCCGAATCATCAATTAGTGGAATATTCAAAACTGGATCTGATGTTATGAAGGAGTTTGCATTTATTACAAATTCTGGTGGAATAGAACAAGGTGCTGAATTTCAAGAATGGTCAGGTAATGCATTAAAGACATTATCAGATAAAATGAGTAGTGGTGGTAGTATTAGTTCATTCTTTAAAAGATTCTTAGATGTATCGGGTAATATTATTAAAGGTGAAAATATTATAGTACCTAAAATTTATACAGGTTCAGAGTTTAGTAGAGGACAGACGCCTATCAATGTTACATTAAAAGCAATATATGGTGATAGATTTTCTTATTTTATGGATGTTATGGTACCGCTATTTCATTTACTATGTTTAGCACTACCAAAACAAACTAGTGCAAATTCATATGGTGCACCATTCTTAGTTAAATATTTATGTCCTGGTGTTGCTAACTGTAATCTTGGACTAGTTACATCACTAACTGTTGATAAGGGTGGTGCTGGACTTGGATGGACTGTAGATGGATTCCCTAATGAAATTAAGGTTAGTATGACTATAGAAGATTTATATTCTGATATGGCTATGAGCCCTAGTAATCAACCACGATTATTCTTAGCTAATTCATCATTAATTGATTATTTAGCATCATCTTGTGGTCTTAATATTATTCAACCACAGTTAGCAAATCGTGCAGCTATGACAATCAATGCTACTAAGAATGCATTTGGTGATATCAAAACTAACGTTGTTACACACATTGATGAAAAGATAGACCACTTTATGGCTGGATGGACTAGTATCAGTGGTAGATAATTTTTTATAATATAAGGAGATAATTGTGAAGAAAAATAAACTGATGTTAGAATACGATAATAAGTATGGAGACTTACCAAATACTCAATCTAGTATGATAGAATATTTACTAGATATATTACAAAAATCTAGTAAGAAGAAAAAGAAGACTAAGAAGTCTATAATACATGAGATGAATAGAATAGGTAAGATTAAATGGAAATCATATAAGTTTACTATATTCCTGATACCTAAAGCAACACCAAGAGCTAGATTAGGTATGAATAATATTTTTTATGTAGCTGGTGCAAGTGATAATAAAAGGATGTTTAGAGAATTTATGAAAGAACATCCACATGATATTATTACTACTCCAATGAAGTATAATATCAATGTATATTTACCAACACCAACATCATTAAAAATAGAAGATAGAATATTAGCTGAATATGGATTTATTAGACCATTATCAAAACCAGATTTTGATAATGTTGCTAAGACCTATGCAGATATGATACAAGGAAATCTTATTATAGATGATGCTTTAATTATAGAATCTCATATAGCTAAGTATTATTCTATAAAACCTAGAATAGAGATATCTATAGAATATATGGAAGAATACGATTCAGATTTTAATAAAGACAAAATAGATAAGAAGATTATGAAAGGAAATATTTGATATGGATAAATATTCAATGTATTTAGCAATCAATGATACTCTTATCAAAACAGCTAATAGAGGAAAGATATCTGATAAATTGGATATTGTAGATGATTATAATACTATTGAGAAGATCAATACTATTAGAGATAATAAGTTAGATGTATCTTTATTTCTAGTTGATAAAGTAGATAATCCTATGTTAACACTAAGAGATTTTGCCAGATGGATTAAGTTAAAAGGTATTGATAAAATTACTAAGCTAACTGGTAAATACAAATTAACTATTGATTATTCTCTATATGACCAGAATAAAGATCCAATTAAAGACGGTGTTGAAATAGTAGATTGTGATGATGAGAGAATATTGGTTAAATATAATCATCAATATCAACATGGATTAAAATTCACTAAAGATGTACTTAATCAATTTTTAACTGTAGAACCAGCTAAAGGTATTGTGAGTAAATATCGTAAGGCAACATATTATAGTATTAATTCTATCACATTACATGGAGAAATTGAATTAGCTCCAGATGATAAATTGATTGCTAGAACTGTTGGTACGATTATTGATAAGTCTTTAGATAGACGATCTAATGTAATTACTAGAACTCTTACAGATCAATATATTAAATTAGCTGAATGGGATCATATTGATAATAGAGTAACTAAGATTGATAATAATATTGATATTATTGGATTTAGATTAACTATGGTTATGATACCTTCTGTATATTATTTAGATGGTGATAATGATATTATTGAAGATATCCTAACTAAGAAAGTTAATGTTGATGATATTATCAATAGTGGTAAATCTACTATTGATCTAATAGAACCAGATGAAGATCCTAATACATCATATAAAGATATGATTATGCGTTGGGCTATTGATAACAATGTTAAGATTCCAACCAATGATGAATTATTGTGGAAATATGATACTGAATTAGAAAGAGCTAAGGCTCTGACTGATTTAAGTATTCAAGATGATGATGAGTAAATATTAGGTATAGTAGGTGAAGTAAATATAGTACTTCACCTACTATATTTCTATAAGTATTGATATTGCTATAAAACATTTTTGTAATACTTAAGGTTTGCAAACCAATAATGTGAAAGGAAGGTAAATTAAATGGATATTATCCAAGATTTACAAAGACTAAGTAGAATGGGAGCTAGTGCAGCGGCTGCGAAAGATTCTATTATTAGATCGTCTATTGCTTCATCGGCAAATGATTCTATCTTTCAGTTCCCATGCATTGTTTCAGATACTGTATCATTGGATATGGCTCATGCTGTTGTGAAGGTACTTGATAGAAATTATGCTAGTTTTGTACAAATTGTATTATCACAAGTTGCAGATGTTGATATTACTAAGACAAGAACACCATTACAATTCTTGAAGCAAATTCATCAGAATATGAGATTAGAGTCTGTTGATACTGATAAATTCTTTAAGGAGAATAATCTGTATGATGGAAATGTTGTAGTAGCTCTTAATCATAAGACTCGTACAGCAATCACTTTCGAGAATGTAAGTAATGGTACTAGATTTAAAAATCTTAAGAAATTAAATTATGATAGATCTAGGGAATATCTTAGCGATTACGATATTAGACCATTTATGGAAGCTGATGTTGATGATGATTTCGATCCATATAGTGTATTAAATGCTGCGGCAGCTAATGCGGCAGCTAAAGCTAAGAATAAAGCAGCAGTCGATAATGCCGCTAGAATGAAAAATGCATATGATAAACACACAGTACCAAAATTGACTATGTTAGATGTTAAGAAGATGAATGATATCATTCCTTATGCTATTGAAGTGAGATTAAATGTTATTAATGATAATCATGACTTAGTAGAATATTGGGATATTGTGGTTGGCATTAAAACGATTCTTCATTTAGTTCAATCATCTGAGATTACTGATAATATTCTTAGATCATTACAGAATAAGGGTGTTCTATTCAATATGATTAGATGGACAACTGGAGAGATTTCTTTATTTAAGGACCTACTATTCCATATTGATGAAGTTAAGTTTGATATCAAGAATATGGAAAAAGGATACACATCATTCTTCCCAACATTAAAGAGATTGAAAGATCAGAAGGTAACATTTAGAAACTTCAAACCAACAAATATTGTACCTAATGCATCTCTTATTATTTCAACATCTGAATTAGATGATATTGAAAAGAAATTTGGAATGTCATTAAAGGATGTTAAGATTGCTAGAAGACTTATGAAAAATCTATTCCTAATGACTTTAGTGATTGTAGATGATGCTACTCAGACATTACAAATCTTATATGATGGAGATGGTAAGAATGGTACTGGATATCAAGTATATGCATTAGAGACTATTGAAAGAGAGATTTCATTGAACTCTAATAAGTTGGGTAGAGAAATTGGAAGAATGATTGCTAAGTAATTTCATATGAAAGGAAGTGACAATATAAGATGCAAACACCATCATATTTTGATCCGTATAAGGATTGTGTAGAGATTTTAAAAGAATCTGCAACACCTATTCATAGACATACTGCTAGATTAATTTTGGAAGATTCATCTTCACCTATGAATCAAAAATTCACACAGAAATTATTTGATGCGGTATTATCAAGAGACCATATTGATTTTGATGATATTCCTAATTCTAAAGGTGATATTAAGTTATACTCAGGATATCATACAATGACTGATGTATTGAATATGGTAGATCAGGTTAGTGACTTTAAGAATACACCAGTATTAGATTATATTCATACTATTCAAAAAGCTATTAGTAATATCCAGATGTTATCAGATATCTATAGAAAAGGATTTGCTAAGCATAATGAATATGTTATGTTGGAATATAACACATATGTGTATTGTTGTGTAGAAGCTACTACCGCAGTATTATATCAGTTTGTAGACTTAGTTAAGAAGCCTACAAATAATGGTATGTATACAATTACTGTGAAGAATACTAAATTTAGAGCAGATCTATTCTATGTAGAAACATTACAGAAGTTCAACAATGTACAGAAGAATATGTATATGGAGTATCGTAAATTCTTAACAAGTGTTATGGATAACGATACTAGTAACTTCTTAGGTTCTTCAGCTATTGTTGGAATGGCAGTAGTAGGAATTGTTGCAGCATCTATTATTCCTATTACTAGAACTCTAGTAAATCAATTTTTTGTTATTAAGCATGATATTAGTTCATCATTAATGTATCAAGCATATCTACTACAGATGAACAAAGTTGCTGTAGAGAATAATGCTGCATTGACTGTTGATAAGAAGAAAGCTATTCTTAGTAAACAAGAGAAGATTAGAGACTTAATGGTGAAACTAGCTGATAAACTAAGAGTATCAAATGCTGAAACAGATAAACAGAGGACGAAGCTTATTGATAATGAAAATAAGACATTAACGGCAGATAAGATTCGTAAGGAGATTGAAGATGAACCATTAGGTTTATTATAAAATAACATTTTCATGTAAAGAGAAAGGGATAGAATTACTATGGGACAAGATGAATTAGATTTGGTTGAGATTAAAAACAATATGTATTCAGATGATACTAATATATCATCTGTAGAAGATTTAAAGACAAGAATTGATGTTATTAAAGATAATATCAAGACATTCTTCAGTTCTGATTATACTGGAAAACATATCAGAGATGTATATGATATGTTATCTGATTATACACAGTTTGAACAAGGTCATTTAAGAATCGTTGATATTGATGAGATTGTAGATACATATGATGAATACCATGAAGGATTACGTGAGTATATCAATAAGGTAAGTTCTAATGTTAATAGTATCAATGATAATGGAGACACTGATAATATATGTAATCAAATAAGTGATTATATTCATAGAGATAATAGTTTCATTGATGATCTATTTGGTAAGAATTGTGAATTTACAGATTGTAGATATGATGAAGCTATGAGTGAGATTGAGAGATTAATTGATGTAATTGAGAATACTAATGATGCATTATCATTTGGATTTAAGATTACTGCAAAAACTAATGATATTTCACCACAACTCTGTAATATGTTAATGAAACTATATGGTGGTTCATATACACTATTCACATCAAATTTAGTTAATACTATTTTTGATACATTCTCTATGTTATATGATAGATTGAATAGTGGAAGTAATTATCAGAAACCAGCACAACCAACTAAACCAATGGTGATGTTATAGTGAGATTTAATATAGGAGTGATAAACTAGATAATGAGTAATTTGAATAAGATACATTCTAATCTATATGATGTCATATATAACGAGGTAGAGAAAATTGAGTACTTAGAGAATATCATGAAAGAATTCTTTAATATAGAAGATATAGATAATCTTGATGAATATTCAACATATCATATACTATATGAGAATATTTTTTCTAATTTGTATCTAAGAGGAGTGGTATCATTTGATGATGCTATATTTAGATTCATTGATAGTATGGATGATGATCTACCTAATGGTATGAAATATAGATTGATGAATATTAAAGAATTGAATTCAGCTCTTAGTGAACTGGAATCTAATATGCTAACTAATGAGGTATTAGAAAAAGCTGTTACAATTAAAATATCTGAGCACCTTGATAATTTAATAAACGATATCTATGATAAAAATGATCAGGGTGTTGTACTTAGAGAGTATACATTAAAGCTAATAATTAACTCATTAAGAAATAGATTTAGATCTATATTCACAAAGCTGATAGATACATATTCAATAGTTAATGATAGGAAGAGGTGTAAACGAATATTTATAGCATTTCTAAAACCATTAGCAATATTATCTGCATTACAAGTACACAAGCTTTAAAGACATATATTAGGTATAGTAGGAATCAACCTACTATACCTAATATAATTAGTATTATTCAGATACTTCATTAACTTCCTTATCATCTTCAGGTAAGTTATTAGTATCTTCATTCTCATTAATATCTTCGACTGTAATCATATCAAGAGTATCATTACTATTATCAGAATTTTCTGATACTTCACTAGATTCGTCTGTCTCTGGTGTCTTGTTTAATGATTTAAGATAATTATCTTTCACTTCCTTTAATTCATCAAGATTATAAGATTCTAATTCCTTATCAGTACTAATCTTATATCTCTTGAAGAAATCTCTAAGGTCATATAATTCTCTATATTCAAGATATTTATCCTGCAACCATTCTCTATACGACTTATCACTATTTGCTGTTGAATACATCTCATCAAGTCCAGTGAGATTAAATTTCTCTAACATAACATCCTTGATAGATTGAATAAAATCATTATCACTAATAATACTAGAGGTATTATCAATAGTATAAGATGTATTTCTATTATCAAATAATTCTTTTTTATCCATGAATTTATCTTCAAACTCCATGATTAGATTAATTACACCATCTCTTTCATCCTTATCAGAATATTTGTTATAGATTAATCTCAATACTCTGGAGATGATAGATCTAGCATACATACTATCAACAGGATTATCTATATCACAATGAATAACAGTTCTGATGATATGAAACATAAAGAGATTATTAAATGGATGATATTTATCAGGTAAGAATGTGATTTCCAAATCTACCATTTTCTTATACCACCCATCTTTAAATCCCATCTTACGAGTCTTATTAATGAATCTATCTAAGATAGATTTATATTCCCTACTATCAAAAAATAAATCTGTAATTCTATCAACTTCTTTTTGTCCGATAGAATTAACTCTATCTAACATGAATGATAATGATTCAGCATTATTAATAGCATCAATACGTTTCTGTAACTTCTTCTTATCAGATTCATCAGTTGTCTCATCTAACTTCTTCTTTAGATTATCCATAGCTTCATTTTCCTTCTTCTTGAATTCAGGAGATGAAATATATTCTGAATAATCATCCAAAGCTTTTTTAGTATCATTGATAATCTCATTATATTGGTCATATAAATCTTTTAATGTATCTAAAGCGATATCACCAACTTCACAAATAGTATCTTTAATCTCTTGATGGAACTTATCCAAATCCTCAGATGGTTGTACTTCACCATTAGAGAACTTATTCCAAATATTCACATAGATACTATCATCAAAATTATGAATAGTCTCCTTATTAAAATTCATAAGTTCATCAACAACTTCAAAGTGTAATCCCATCTTAGCGATTGAGTTCTTATAAATATCAACTGTCGCTTTCATCTGCTCTGTAGATGATGAAACTAAATCTAGTAAATCATTAACTGAATAACCCATACTATCAACTCTCCTTATAAAATATATTTGTTATAATGGAGTTGATAGTACAATTTTAAATTATCAATAGTACCATAAGATTTGATAGTGATTCAATCTATAAGATATATACAGGACTAGGAAAAACATAACTCCAAAGAATATCACTAATATATTTTTTCTATTGGCTTTAACAACTACTATCAGAAGTAATAGTATTAGTATGCTCCATGAAAATAATGTCTGTACCATAAACCATATAAAATTTAATGCCATAATATAATCCCTCCTTTTATATGATTGTGATTAGAAAAAATATAGGGTAGAAATTAATCCATCCTATATTCTTATTTCTGCTAATCACCGAATGGATGGTCAATGTTCTTACGATACATTGAATCCATTTTCTCAAATTCACCCACCGTGAAATAGCTTCCGTAGGTGTGTCTCTCTGTCTCTGTCATCAGATACACACCTACAAATTCACCATCAGTGTATGATGGGATATAAGTCCCATCACATTTGAAGTTCTCATCCCAACTAACAACGGTATGGAACTTCTTCTTCTTGTCTGCGTCCATATTGACTCTTGGATCGTCAGACATCAGTGTATATGTATTCCAAAACACAAGTATTGAAATACCAAACACTATACAGCAACCCACTCTGAGGTTGCGTCTAACCCTTCTCCAATAACGGCGTTCCGCCTTCGTTTTAAATGGAGAAGGTGTCCCTGGTTTTCTTTTCAATGAAGTAAACCAGAAAATACCTCCACTGATGAGACAGAGAATCAAACTAACCACCAACAATACCATCATAACAATACCTCCCTATAGATAAAATATTTTTAGTACTGTATAATATTGTATAATCACATATTGAGCTAATACCTTTAAGAAAATAGTGAGAAGAAAGATACTTTTAATATATCTTTCTTCTCATACTATTAAGCACCATATACTTTGTAAATATATGTAATATCTTTGTTTAATGCTAAACTCTCTGTAGGCACATACAATTTTGAGAATAATTTAACATCCTCAAAATCACCCTTAGATGAATTATAGAATCCTGTAAATAATCCTAATGTATTAAACTTAGCTTCAGCTACTGAACTTGTAGCTTCTACCCATTCTTTAACATCTTTCTCATTAATTCTTAATGTAATTTGAGTATAGGTTTCAACTGGACTCTTTCTTGTTAAATCCCATACGTGTTCTTGTTGGATTTCTGACTCATCTTGTTGAGCTGTTGCTTTCCATACGTGCTTTACAACTGGTTCTGTATCAAATGTCTTTAAATAATATCCTGTATATCCACCAGCTTCTGTTTTCTTACCAAAATACTTTCTTTGATCTGCTGGATTTAATGCAGTCTTAGAATATCTAAAAGGTACCATAATACCATTTAGATTAGTTCCATCATCAGCAGTCTTATTCATCTGCAATCCTTGCTCACGATAGTTAATAGGATACTTAGTAATTGTATTCTCAGCAGTTCCAGATATTCCTAAACCAAATAAACATACTCTATATCCTAAAGGATATCCAGGAGTAACTTGACCATTTGGTGTCTGGAAAGATGCTGAATTATATACAACATCATCTGGTCCAGCATTGATTGCTGACTTAAGTGTTGGAATAGTTAATCCACCCTTAATACCAAAGATAGACTCCATTGCAAACTGTACACCAGAGATTGTAACCATATTTTCTTCATGCTCGAATAACACTTCATCCCAACTTGATTTACCAGTTAATGGATCTGTCTTATATCCAGTATATGCTGAAATATCAGTTTTAACCCATAGACCATGATTAGTATTATCACCAAACATTAGATTATCATGAATATTATTATACATAATATGCTAATACCTCATCTTTCTTATTCATATAGATTACTCAAATGTTGCCACGATAAAGTAAATACTAGACTTTATACACAACATCTCTAAACAATAATCCTCTATTATCATTGATACCTAATCGTTTATTTACACTAGTGATGAAATCATTAAGTATACCACCATCAGTTATATTAATTATAGTAGTAGAATTATCTAATCTATCTCTAATAGTAAAATGTCTTTCATATAAATGACCTTCTAATTCTGATTTAATATACTCTTTAAATCCTATTTTAAAATTGTCATTAATATATGGAATTACTGTATACTTATATTCATCTCTACTGAATATCTTATCAGATATGAAGTATGAATTTATCTGTTTACATATATCATGGAATATAATATCTG